TTAATTATACCCAAAAATAATTATATAAAATACTTTTATAAATGTATATTATATAATGGCTGATATTTATGTAGAACAAAAAATAGTTATATTGGACAGTAAAAACGCAGTTAAAAATAATGGAACTTTTAATAGCGATGTGGTGTTTAATTTTACAGGAATACTAACAGATGATCCGAATATAAAAGAAATCCATGTAGCCGTCCAAAATGCACAAATACCTATGAGCTTTTATAATGTAAATGTTTACAATAATATTTTACGAATCACATATAATTCCTTACCATATACAATTACACTAACAAGAGGAAACTATAATAGTAATACACTAATCACAGAAATCACCTCACAATTAGCAGGGCAATTAATTACAGATATAACCATAACAATATCAAGTGTAACAGGTATAATTAAATTGGTTCGTGCGGGTGGATTGAATTTTACGATTTTATCAACGGGGACTATTAATAAGACATTAGGTTTTGAGACAGGTACAAACTATACAAGTGTAGCGGGTATTTTAGATGCGCCGTTTCCATTAAATCTTTTGGGGCTTTTAAAATTGAAAATAGCTTCATTAGAATTAAGCACATATAATTTTGATAGTTCCGTTTTAGGCAACTTAAATATTATAGCGACTATCCCAATTGAAGCAGGGACATTCGGATTAATCCAATATGACAATTTCGCAAATATACAATCATTAATAAATAACAAGTCTTTAGATGGGTTTGATTTACAGATATATGGCGATGACAACAATCTCGTGAATTTTAATGGAATTGATTGGAATATTGTTTTATTATTTTCAATTACACGAGAACGCAAAACAGTAACGAATACACAGTTTAGTGATATAGTCCAGCCAATAATGCAACTCATAGATTTACAAACCCAAGTATTACAAAATGAGAATCCTGAATTAGCACAACAAATCCAGCCACCCCAGGATTTAGGAGATGTTGCAGAGAATACCGATGAAACAGATTTAGAATTATTGTTTTATAATAACAAAGCTATTTTATAAGTATATAAAATTTTAATATAATTATAATCTATTTTTTTTTATATTTCGTTATATTATAATGTCTATCGTACTTCCGAATAGTATTGACTACACTCAGGGTCTTCCCTCTTTGCCTGATGCGACCCAGCAAATTCCAGTTGCTGCTTCCCCCGTCAACGGTGCAGTATTTACACCTGGCTCTCAGGTTCAATTTGATTTGGTAAACCGTGGTTTCCTTGTTCCTGATTCTATGTATCTCTCATATAACGGAACTATGACGATGACTGCTGTCCAAACTAATTTGATTGGTTGCCCTGTTTACACACCCATCAATCGTCTTGATGTGCAGATTGGTTCCCAAACTGTGGATACTATCCAAAATTACGGTAATGTAATGAATATGTTAAGCAATACTACTTTAGATGTAGCACAGAAATTCGGTTTACAATCTGCCTTTGGTTACAACAACAATACCACAGCAGCCCCATCACTTGATTTATTGGATAGTCGTGATTTTGGTGCATCTGCTGGAACTTTCCCCTGGAATGTTAGTGCTCCTTTGATGAGTGTTCTATCTAATGCAGAGAGATTATTGCCCTTGTTTGCTATGCCTCAAGTGCGAATTACTTTAACCCTTGACGCCGTTGCAAATATTTTCACTGCCCCCGCTGGTGTGTCGGCGGTTTCTTTTAGCAATTTTGAATTGCGTTACAAGGTTGTTGATATGGGTGGAGCTGTTGAGCAAATGGTGCTTTCTATGGGTGATAAGATATATATTAAATCTCAATCGTTTTCTTCATCTTCCAATTCTTTAGCATCAGGTTCAACTGGTTACATTGAACTCATTTACAATCAGAGATATGCCTCTGTTAAATCATTGTTTGCTATTAACGGATGCACAGCTGCTGCTACAGTAAACAGAGCTTTTGATAGTGTAGACATCACAACTAACAACGGAGAGTACAGTTTCTCTGTTGGTGGCGTTATTTATCCCCAGCGTGCTCTAAGTTCTTTGGTAAATCGTGCTGGTATCTTACAGGAATTACGCTCTGCTCTTGGATCTGTTTATGATAGAAACAATGCCTTTGCTATTTCTGCGGTTGAGTTTTTATACAACAGTGGTTCTACCACAACGGCTGCTGCTCCTGGTAAATTCTATATTGGAACATCAGTTGAGAAACTTAATAGCGACAGTCTATTGACTGGTATTAGCACTCAGAACAGCCCTATCAGTTACAGAATCAGCACAGGTACTGCTACTGGCCAAGTTCACACCATTACACTTGTTGTAAATTATGATGCTTTGTTTGAGATTGATACAGTAAATCGCCAAACAGCTTTAAAAGCTTAATATACCTTTAGAAAGGTATAACCAAACTTTTGCTCCACTTTCATAAAGTGGATAAAATAAAATAATAATGTTTATAATATATAATGAGTATTACTATTAAGAAAAACGATGCACCAAATTTGCCGAAATGCGAAATGATTTGCGATGGTGGACTACATGAGAAACTGAACAAATATGAACTAACAAAATTTCTCAATACACACTCAACAACCCTTCTGATCGGGGGACCAGGTTCAGGAAAAACATCCCTGTTATATGCTTGGTTTAAAAGCCCGAAGATATTTAAGAAGACATTCCATAACATCTATATGTTTCAGCCAACGCATTCGAGGGCAAGTATGAAAGATGATTTGTTTGCGAAAATACCCGAAGACCAAATATATGATGAATTGAATTGCGAGAATTTAATAGATGTTGTGAATAGAATTAAAAATGAAGAAAAGCAATATAATAACTGTATTATCTTTGATGATGTAACAGCATCTCTTAAAAATGCTGATGTAAGGAAAATGTTAAAAGAACTGGTATTTAACAGACGACATTTATCTTGTACCATTATATTTTTGGTGCAGTCGTGGCTGTCAATTGAGAAAGATATACGAAAGCTTTTCAATAACATTTTTTGTTTCCGTGTGAATAAGAATGAATTAGATAACATTTTTGACGAGGTAGTAGAAAGCAAAAGCAAATACATAAATGACATATCCAAAATGGTGTTTAGTGAAAAATATAAATACTTGTTTATAAATGTACCAACACAAAGATTATTTGATGGTTTTGATGAAATTTTAATAGAAGAATAAATATTTAATATATCTTAATATATTATATGTTTAGATTGGGAGCACCAAAAGGAGCTAACGCTATGTTCCGTAAAGGAATATCCACCGCCATGAAAGCCAGCAAAAGTTTAGGAGGTGCATCTAAAGCACTCTCAGGAGCTGTTAAAACAGGTGTTGCCGTTGGTAATGCCGCTTTATCGAATCCAGTAGTAAGGGCAGCCGTTGCTGCAAGCCCTGAAGCTACTCAAGCGTTACAATTCGCAAACAAGGCAGCAGGGGCTGCATCAGGAGCAGCAAGTATTTTAAAAGCTGGTTCAACATTGATTAATCCATCACAATACCAAAAGGTTGTTGGACCAGGTGGGAAAGTCAGTGCTGAAGCTGTAGGGAAGAATTTAGGTAAAGGTTTGGAAAGAGCCAAAGATATAGCAACCAAAGCCGAAAGCTTGTATAATTTTGTCGCATAACAAAGGAATTAAAAATTAAATTATTTATATATATAAATGCAGTCTATAAATAATTTAACGCCTGGAGCCCGTTCTATGAATGGACTAAATACCCTTTCTGCTAACAACATAGATGCTGATACTTTAGATGTAGATGTATTAATTGTTAATAGCGCTGGAACCTGTCCCACAAGACCCCCAGGAGATGATACTACAAATATAGCTAATACAGGATTTGTGAAAAATGCTATTGATACAGCTACTGCTAACTTGGTCACATTAGACACTACACAGGTTTTGACAAGTGGAACCAAGACATTTACAAACCTTCCATTATGTGCTACATTAGCAACTACAGGAAATCAGTTTACTAACAAGACTTATGTAGACAACGCTATTAGTGGAGCTGGAACTGGATATGTCACATTAACAACTGCCCAGTCAATTTCCGGAAATAAGGATTTTATTGGAACAACCCGTTTAGGTGATGCTTTGTCAGCTGACCAACCTTGTAAAACAAGTATAATGAATAATACAACTATAGATAGTTCTGTGAAAGGAACTATAGGTTCAGAAAGTGTTTATCATCAGTATAGGACTGGCTCACGTGGTTTTTACCAAAGCCAAGGAGCAACAAATAATGGTAGGCAGTATTTTGCTATTAGTGGTTCAGGCAGTCCCGATCCTGATGTAGTAATGGTTATGACTGAAAATGGTGTAAAGATACAAAATGCTAATGTAGGTGATACAAGTGATTACACACAGGCATTATATGTTGTTGGAACCAGTAAATTTACTGGTGTGGCGACATACGATGTCAGCCCTGTTTGTGCGGTTGCTCCTACTACTGCGAATCAACTTGTCCCAAAAAATTATGTGGATAATAATTTTTGTGCTCTTACTGGCTCACAAACAATCACGGGAAATAAAATTTTCTGGCCTACAACAGGGACAACCACAATACGAGGAACACAGTGCGACATATTCGCAGATACCACTTACCTCACTGGAAACACGACCAGTATAGCTGGTGTTAATTGTAATATAAATTCGACAACAAACTATATATCAGGAACTACAACATATCTTGCCTCTCCAACAATAGTAGTAAATTCCACTTGCAATTCATTTTATGTAGATGCTTCATATAGCAACTTTGTAGGTGATAATACATTATTACAAAGCCCATATACTGCTATTACAAATCTTGTCACAAGTTTTGTAAATGATAGTGCGTCAACTATAATAAATAGTCCATATATGGCGATAACGAGTGCCTGTACCAGTCTTAATTTAAGTGCTACTAATACTAATATAAGCGGGACACAAAATTTTACAGGAACTACAAATATGACTGGGTCAGTAGTGACCGCAACAACTCAAGCAACAGCAGATAATTCAACGAAGTTAGCCACAACAGCATATGTTAATAATTATGGTAATGCTAATTATATGACCTTGAATACGAATCAGTCGGTGTCGGGTACAAAGACATATTCAACAAAACAGATATTTAACGCAGGGACTGCTTCAAGCACATATGATAATACATCTTTAACGGATATGAGTTTAGCAGGTAATAGCGGTAATGGGATTTTAACTATTGCAGGTGGTAGGATTGTATGTGATACATTTGGTGTACGAATAGCAGAAACTTTAAATTTACAATTGAACGAAGCGACCTTTATACAGCCAAATCCATCTCTATCGCCAATAGATGAACCTGTTTTTACCTTTGGATTAAACCAACTTGCCGATTATATACTTATACCTCCTGCTAATACACAATATGACGCAACAAAGAAAATTAATACTGGGATTTTTTCTTGGTTTGCTGGAAACAACCAGTCAACTACATTCACTATCACGCATAGCATAATCAATAATAGAACATCAGGGTGGCCTACTTATCAAGAGTTAGAAGTGTATTTTTATTTCCAAGATATGAATACAGGCATTATAAGATACCAAACTGGAAATCTTGCCGACACGACCCCCTTTGTTATTCTTCCAAGTTCTACATATGTAAGACCAACAATTACTTTTACTTTAACAACGGCGACGCTACCGCAAGGAGCATATAGTATTTTTGCGTATAGTAGAGCAACAGGCATAAATGTAGCAGGAACACAACAAGTTAATTGGAATTTATCATCACCTGTTAGTGGATTTGTTACAACTCAAGATTATAATACACCAAAGGATTACACATTTACCAGCAGGAATTTATATCACTGCTTCCGCAATTATGTAGCTGGGGTATACATTATTAATAACATAGCAGTAGCCCAAAATATTATGTTGCCTATTTTTTACAGCGTAACTGATTTAACAAATATAATGTCTCAACCTACAACAAGTGGAGCAGTCCCTACAACTGATGGAGGAGCATTTTCAGGAGAAACAGGTGTTGGAAATTATAATGTGCTTGGGTGTGATAACAAAGATAATTACTGGTTAGTATATCCTAATTACGGATTAAAAGTGTATAACTCCGCTGGTTGGGGTGGAACTGTGTATTTGAATTACCGCAACAAGACCAATAATCCTGTAGTGGTTGCAGGAACTACGATACAAGGTGCTACATCAGTAAAGGTATATTTCGATAGTGTAGAATTGATTAAATACTAATTAAAATATCTGCTTAAAAATAAAATCTATTGATATATTATA